AGATCATGCAACGCGCGTCGAGCGAACGAAGCGCGCCGCAAGGGATGACCCCATCCCCCCCCCCGAGTTTGATGCGGGGTCGGTCCCGATCTGCGGCACGACGACAAGCGCGCACCTGGGCGAAAATCAGGGCGCTGTGCGCGAGATCGTGGCATGTCGAAATCGATAGAAGTCCGACCTGATCCGTCGGATTAGGAAGCCCCGTATCTCCCATGGATGCGGGGCTTCCGTCATTCATGGGAGATGCTCTATGGAACGTCTATGTGCTGCGTGTGGAGTCGCCCTCACTGGCAGACAGCGAGCCTGGTGCTCTGCCGCATGCAGGGAACGCGCTAGGTACAACCATCGCCAGGGCATGCCGCTACATCGTTTCGTGTGGAAAGCATCCTCGACATGCTCGTGGTGCGGTCAAGATACGAGTCAGCGAGGCGCAGCAGCCAAGTTCTGCTCATCCAGCTGCAAGCTAGATCACGCTCGTGCCAAGCAGCTCGAACGACACCACGCTGCCAAGCGTGCCGCAGGCATTCCTATCCCAGGCGACTTGGTGCGATGCGCTAATGCCCACTGCAATCAGCAGGCCATCTACAGGCACAAGCGCGCATGGTGCTCTGTCAAATGCCAGAACTACGTTGCCTATTGGAAGTACAAGAACGGAACTGAACCATCCAAAGATGATGGATGGTCGACGCCTGTCTATTTCAAGCCGTGCCCAGACTGTGCAACATTAGTGGCCGCCAAGGTTTCTACCGGCCACAAGGTGTGCCGATCGTGTCGCAAGATCAGAAATAGGGCAGCGAACGCCATCAAGAACCATCGACGTCGCACTGCGGGTCCCAAGACGATGTCGGTGGATGATCTTGCAGCACGCGATGGTGCGCGCTGCAACCTGTGCAACCGCAAAGTGAATATGAACCTACGCGGCCACGCCAAGTGGGGACCGACGATCGATCATCTAGTGCCAGTCAGCCATGGTGGCACGAATGATCCGAGCAATCTGGCCCTCGCGCACAACTTCTGCAATGTTTCCCGACACAGCCGAGGTCCAGTTCAGTTGCTCCTAGCGTGCTGAAAGGACAATCAAATGGCAGGCCCAGGACGCGCGCCTAATCAGGTGCTTTCTAGGGAGCGGGACACACGTCGCCGTCAGGCCGAGATGACCAAGGTAGCCCAGGATGGGGCCATTCGTGGCCCTGATCTGCCAGAGTTTGACTGGCATCCGAGGACTTTGACCTGGTGGGACACCTGGCGACGCTCGCCGCTTGCGCAGGAGTTTGGCCCGACCGACTGGGATTTCCTGGTCGACACGGCCTTCCTGCACTCGGCGATGTGGAACGGCGACGTGCGCCTGGCTGGCGAACTGCGGCTTCGCTCGGCCAAGTTCGGCGCGACGCCGGAGGACCGACTGCGGCTCAAGGTGCAGGTCGACCAGGAGTCCGAGCAGGTCGCAAAGACTCCGGTCCCGAAGGCCCGCAAGGCCAGGCTGCTGAATGTCGTCAACGCTTCGTGAGCAGGACACCCTCGGCTTTCAGCTACTCGACTGGATCGAGAACTACCTAGTCCACGGGCCGGGCGATATCGAGGGCGAGCCGATCGTCCTTGACGACGAGTTCGCCGCGTTCCTGCTGAGGGCGTACCGCGTCGGCAAGGACGGGTCGCGGGCTATCCGTCGCGCCGTCCTATCAAGGCCGAAGGGCCGGGCGAAGTCTGAGTTTGCCGCGATGCTCGGCGCTGCGGAGGCCATCGGCCCGGTGCGGTTCGATCACTTTGCCGTCAAGGGCGAGGTATCGGCCTGGGGCTACGAGTACGCGGTCGGCGAGCCGGTCGGCGTGCCCGTGAAGCGTCCCGAGGTGCTGTGCTTCGCCACGGAGCTGGGGCAGTCGGGCAACACGTATGAGGCGATTGCCTACATGCTGCACCAGGAGACCTGCTCGGCTGCGCTGCGCCGGGACTATCCGCGGATCGACGTCGGGCTCACTCGCATCCTGCTGCCTGGCGGCGGCATCGTGTCGCCGGAGTCGGCTGCGGATTCCTCGAAAGATGGCGCGAAGTCGACGTACTGCGTCATGGACGAGACGCACCTCTGGGTTCATCCAAGGCTGAAGCGGATGCACCAGGTGGTGCTTCGGAACCTGCTCAAGCGCAAGGCCGCCGCAGGCTGGGCGCTTGAGACGACCACCATGTTCGCGCCTGGCGAGGGCTCGGTCGCCGAGGGGACGTTCGACTACTGGCGGCAGCAGGTCGAGGGACGCAGCAAGGATGACTCGCTGCTGTTCGACCATAAGCAGGCCTCCTCGAAGTGGGACGTGTCGAAGAAGCGCGACCGGCTCGCTGGCCTCAAGGAGGTCTACGGCCCGGCGGCTGCGTGGATGGACCTGGAGTCGATCGCGCGATCCTTCGACGATCCTCAGGTCTCGCCTGCCGAGTGGCAGCGCTACTGGTGGAACCTGCCGGTCAGCATCCAGGGCGGCTGGCTGAGCCAGAAGGCCTGGGACGAGTGCCAAGTGCCGCGACCGATTCCCGACGGGGCGCGTGTCGTGCTCGCTCTCGACGGGTCCTTCCGCGACGACTCCACTGCCGTGGTCGCCGTCGAGGTTGGCGAGTTCCCGCACCTGTCCGTCGTCGGACTGTGGGAGCGCCCGACCGACGACCACGACTGGCGCGTCCCGATTCTCGACGTCGAGGACGCCATTCGCACCGCCTGCTTGCGCTGGCAGGTCGTGGAGGTGATCGCCGACGCCTTCCGCTGGGCCAGGACCCTCGAGGTACTCGCCGACGAGGGCATCCCGGTGGTGGAGTTCCCGCAGACAGCGGCCCGCATGAGCCCGGCGACGCAGCGCTTCACCGACTACATCAACGGCCGGCAGATGACGCACGACGGCAACCCGAGCCTCGCGCGACATGTCAGCAACGCGGTCCTGACCAGTGATTCACGTGGAACGCGGATACGCAAGGAAGGCCGCATGTCGGCCAAGAAGATCGACCTCGCGGTCGCGTCCATCATGGCCCTGGAGCGCGCCTGCCACTTCACCGAGGCACCAGTCGCCCCGGTCCCCCAGTTCTTCGCTTAGGAGGCGTCATGGCTACCTGGCTTCAGGCCGCTGGCCTCGCCGCCATCACCATCGGCGTCGGGTTCATCTTCTGGCCCGCTGGCCTGATCGTCGGCGGCGTCGCCCTCATCCTCGCCGGGATCTCATTGGCCGGGGAGCGCTGATGCTTGAGCGACTCTTCGAGCGGCGCGCGATCACGTTCCAGTCGCTGTTCGCATCAGGCCAGGAGCTTCCCCGCCAGTCCCTTGCCGGCGTCACGGTCAACCAGGACACCGCGCTGCGGCTCGAAGTCTTCTATGCCTGCGTGCGGATCATTTCGGACACGATCAGCAGCCTGCCGGTCGACACGTTCGTCCGGTTCGACGGCCAGCGGCGTCCGTACCGCCCGCGCCCGGCCTGGGTCGACAATCCCGAGCCCGACCAGTCGATCCCGCGCTCCGATCACCTCGGCATGGTGCTGTGCTCGCTGATGATCGACGGCAATGCGTTCGTGCGCATCATCCGCTCGCCCTCCACGCAGGAGGTCGTGGCCCTCTCGGTGCTGGACCCGAACCGGGTCATCGTGCGCCGAAACCGCCAGGGCCGCATCGAGTACGTCATCGATCACGGCGCGTTCGTCGTCGCCGAGGACGACATGCGGCACATCACCGAGCTGCGCAAGCCCGGCCATCTGAGAGGCGTCAGCCGGGTCGAGGAGTTGAAGGAGACCCTCGGCCTGACCGGCGCGCTTGAGCAGTTCGCCGCGCGTTTCTTCGGGTCCGGCTCCACGACGTCGGGCGTCATCGAGGTTCCCGGCGACCTGAACGCCGAGCAGGCCGCGCGCATCCAAGACGGCTGGGAGCAGGCCCACCGTGGCCTGCGGCGCGCGCACCGTCCGAGCATCCTCGCCGGCGGCGCGAAGTTCATGAAGACCGGCGTGGACCCGAACGAAGCTCAGATGCTGGAGTCGCGCCAGTTCGCAGTCGAGTCACTCGCGCGTGCGTTCCGAATCCCGCCGCACATGCTGCAGGTCACCAGGCCGGGCGCGATGTCCTACGCCTCGGTCGAGGAGAACGCGCGGCAGTTCGTGACCTTCACGTTGCTGCCGTACATCTCCAAGATCGAGGAGGCGTACTCGAGCCTCCTGCCTGATCGCGCCTTCCTGCGGTTCAACGTAGACGGCCTGTTGCGCGGATCGCTGCAGGATCGCTATCAGGCGTACAGCATCGGCACTCAGGCCGGGTTCCTGTCGATCAACGACATCCATCGACTTGAGGACATGACCCCGGTCGACGGCGGCGACGCCTACCGCGTTCCGCTCGCGAACGTGAACCTGCAGGCCGCCGACCTGGTCGAGACCAGCAAGCGGGTCGAGATGGCGCAGCGGCTGGTCTACTGCGGCTTCGACCCGGCGTCAGTGCTGCAGGCCCTCGGCCTGCCGAGCATCGAGCACACCGGCGTGCCGTCGACGCAACTGCAGGCACTGTCGACCCTCGACCCGATCAACCCGCCAAGTCTTTACGAGGTGCAGTGATGATTAGCAGCGGGCAGACGACTATCGGGACCGCGACCCCGGTCCAGATCGACGGCGCATCCGCGTCGGCCTCGATCCTGCACATCGCCAATGTCGACAACACCAAGACGATGTACCTGGGCGGCTCCAACGTCACCACGAGCAACGGCCTGCCGCTGTTCAAGCTGGAGCGGCTGACGATCGACCTGCAGCCTGGCGAGCAACTCTTTGCGATAAGCAGCGACAGCAACCACACGGTCGCATGGCTCCGCCAGGCGCTCTAGTGCCGTACTTCATCACTGACTCTGCGCCTGGATGTGACGGCTGGGCGACGATCAAGGAGGACGGCGAGGTCATCGGCTGCCATGCCACCAAGCAGGCCGCGATCGACCAGATGGTCGCCGTCAGCATCGCCGAGGGCATGGAGCCTGGCGGCGAGCGAGCATTGCCGGACAACTATCGCCCTGCACTGTCTGAGGATGTACCAGATGCGCGGGCCTGCGGCAACTGTGCGTTCTATGACGACGACCGAGTGCAAGGCGACATGGCATGGTGCGAGCGCTGGGACGAATACGTCCGCGGCGATTACTACTGCAACGCATGGCAACCAGACGTCGAGGACGATGAGGACGACAATCCCGAGGCGTCCTCTACGCGCGCCGAGGTGCCTGCCTACATGGCACGGGCAGCGCAGCGCGGCCTCGACCTGCGCGCCGACGGATTCGGCGGCGACGGCCTGACCGATCAGACGATCCGCGAGGCAAGGGCCATCGCTGGCGGCCAGATGTCGGACGACAAGGTCATCCGCGCGAATGCCTGGGCCGCTCGCCATGCAGTCGACCTGCAGGCCGGGCAGAACTCCGACTCGGACGATCCTCGCTGGCCTGGAGCTGGCGCAGTCGCCCATTACCTGTGGGGCATCGACCCCCTCAACCCTGACCCCGCGCGGGCCTGGCTGGCAAGGACAGCGCAGGCAATTCAGGACGGAAGGACAACGCCGATGAGCGTCGAGCAACGTTCCATCACCATCGAGGACTTCGAGCTGCGGCAGGCCGGCGACGGCATGTCCTTCAGCGGATATGCGGCAGTCTTCGACAGCCCGAGCCAGCCGCTGCCGTTCGTGGAGACGATCGCGCCCGGTGCCTTCAAGCGCTCGCTGTCGTCCCGCAATAACGTGCGGATGCTGCTGAACCATGACACCAGCCGCGTGCTCGGGACCACGCGCGCCAAGACGCTGCGACTGGCCGAGGACTCCAAGGGCCTGCATGTCGAGGCAGACCTGCCGGAGACGACCTACGGCAGGGACCTGTCGGTCTCGATGCAGCGCGGCGACGTCGACTCGATGTCGTTCGGTTTCAGCGTCCCGAAGGGCGGCGACTCGTGGAACGAGGACGGGTCTCGCCGCACCCTGCGCGAGGTCCGTCTGCACGAGGTTTCTGTAGTCACCTTCCCGGCATACGAGGCCACCTCAGCGCAGGTGCGGGACTACTCAGCTCTCGCCGTCCGCGCGCAAGCAGACCAGGACGCCATCGCCGAGGCCATGGAGGCCCTGATCGACGGCAGCCTCACCGACGCGCAAGCCGAGCTGCTGCGCTCAGTCGTTGACCAGGCCGCGCCGAAGGCCGAGCCGTCGGTGCCGCTTTCAGTGCTGCAGAAGCAGCTGGACTTGATCGCCAAGTCCCTCTAGTTCTCGGCCAGGAGCCTGGCCGGTAGTTCCCGCGTGCGGAGCCGCAGCGGTCGTCATCACTGCGATCACTCCGAACAAAGGAAAGAAGATGAGTGCATATCTTGCGCGCCAGATCGAGGCGCGCCAGGAGGCTTGGCACGCTGCCAAGTCCCTGCTCGATCGCGCCGCCTCCGAGAGCCGGGACCTGTCCGGCGAGGAGGAGCAGTCATACCAGCGCATGATGGAGGACATCGACAAGCGCGGCCAGGTCATCGCTGACCTGCAGGCCGCCGAGGCCCGCGAGGCCGACATCGCTGCCAGCGTCATCACGGCCCCAGAGGTTCGAGGCAATCGCATCGAGGTCGCCCGCACCGACGCCGACATCGTCCGGTCCCTCGCCGCTGGCGAGATGCGTTCCTACACCTTCGAGCGCCGCGACCTCAACACCACCGACGACTCCAGCATCGTGCCGCAGTCGTTCTACGACGTCATTCAGGAGAACCTGGTGACGGTCGGCCCGATGGTCGACGGCAACTACGTGACCCTGCTGAACACCGCGTCCGGCGAGGACATCAAGGTGCCGGTCGAGTCGACGCGGCCTGCAGCCACGGCCATCGCCGAGGCGACGCAGATCACCGCGCTCGATCCGACGTTCAGCAGCATCACGCTGAAGAGCCAGAAGGTCGCCGTGCTCACGGTCGTCAGCCGCGAGATCCTCACGGACTCCGGCATCGACCTGGTTGCGTTCCTGGGCCGCTCGCTGGGCACCTCTATCGGCATTAAGGCCAACGGCCTGCTCACCACCGGCACCGGCGGCGCAGTGCAGCCGAATGGCATCGTCACTGCTTCAGGCTCGGGCGTGACTGGCGGCACGGGCGTCTCCGGCGTACCGACAGCCGACAACCTGATCGACCTGGTCCACAGTGTCGATTCGGCCTACATTCGGCGCGGCGCTCGCTTCATGGCCCGCCGCACCACGATCGGCGCGATCAGGAAGCTGAAGGACACGGCCGGCAATTACCTTTTCGTGCCGGCGGCGACCGTCGGCAGCCCGGACACCCTGCTCGGGTTCGAGATCGTGGAGAACCCGGACGTCGCCGCGACCGGAACGGCGGTCAAGTCCGTCCTCTTCGGATGGACCGGCTCCTACCACACCCGCATGGTCGGCGGACTGGAGATCGCACGCAG